TTTCATCCCAAAACACCTTTGAAACCCTGTATCCGAACAGCTTACCGTCGAGAACCGCCCGTATCTGCTCTAATCGCATACCGTGCTTGTGAAGACCCTTCTCCCATAGCCATTGAAGGACGGACTGCCAGGTCTCAGCTACTTCAGTGTCTCTATCTTCCCAGCCGTTCGTGAGGATTCGCGGGTAGTTTTTCGATAGTTTGGCAATCTCCTGGATGGCCGATGGCCAAATGTAATTGACTACCACCCAATCCCAGTCTTTATGCTTCTTCCTGCCATGAAGCTGGGAAGAGAAGAAGTACCTAAAAGACTGCTGGAACATGCCTACCCACTGCTTTGTCCGAGCCATACCCGCCTTCTCCTTGCCCTCACAAAGCTCGATAAGAAGCTCATTTTTGGTCTTACCTGATTTTTTCTCGTCTTTAGCCATTAGACAGTAGTAAATCCTTTAGGACCCCAAGTGCCCTTTAAAACAATAGACCACGGCCCTGCGGCGCTGATACAAAGCGTTTGAGTGTTGTCGCCACCGAGAGTTTTTAGAGAATCTGTACCTCTACAGACCATATCAAGATTTGCACCGCCACCACCACTACCACAACCAGGAAGGCCGAACAATGCGTTACCATCTGAACCATCGTAAAGAACCGTCCTGCCTGCGGATGAACCGCATACCGCCAAGTGTACCTCGGTAAGATAGGCGCTGTCTTTACTGTGGTCTGTGGCGCTTATACACAAGGTAACACTCGCCTCAGTAGACTGAGACATAGCGATAACACCCCACTTACCACTATCAAAAGTAATATCTGCTCTTAATGCCGTTGCCATTTCTATCCTTTCCGCCAAAAGAGAAGGGGCCACAACTGAATGTCCTTCTCAGTCGCAGCCCCTATACGAACTACGTGGTATAGCACTTAAACGGCAGCTAACCGCCTATGCCCGCTTCTTTTGGCTTTATTCCATGAGTCCTTCCTCTAAATCCTCATCTGTCGTACCATCTGTATTTACTTGGTCAGTTGTAGCACCGCTATTGCCCGCGTTCAGGAAAGGCAAATCCTCTTTGACCTGATAGATTATCCTCGTACCTAAACCTATACCGTAACGCACAAGGGCAGCACCAACGCCTATCCCTATTAACATCGCGATTATTATGTAGATTGCCATTAAAACGGTTCCCCGTCAAAGAATCCTCTTTGGTTCATTTTCGCTCCTTCTCTTTAAAGTCTTTGCAATTATTATTTTTGTTTCTGCAATTACATGGGTGATTGCATTGACCTTTAGGAGAATACCAATTATCAGTAGGTGCTTGACATAAATTGTTGTTGTCTATATGAACACAATTTTCACAATATACTTTATCATCCATTTTTTTGTTCCTTCCCATAGCTTTCAAGTCTCATTTTCACTACTTCCATAGCGTCTATCATCTCCCACCACCTGCGATCAAGGAACCTGTCTCTATGTATCCAGGATGCCTCACATCTTGCCCAACCACCCAATTCATCGAGTTTCTTGATAATTTCCTTGCCGTTAACACCTGTAAAATGCTCATCGTGTACGCTCATAATCCTTCTCAATACTCATCGTCTTCCCAATCTTCTTCTTCCGGGTCGAAATCGTCAATAGCACCAACAACGGCCAAACCATCCTCTTTCTTATGCTCATCCGGCACCCCGGTTCTATCGTATGGATATGTGGCATCTTCCAGAGGACAGCGTGTATGTACCTGAATCGCTATCATTAAAGCGAACAGTAAATCATCATGCTTGCCCGGCATGTGGACGGCCCTGCCGTTCTTGTCCCGGATAAACGTTCTCATCTCCTCTAAAATGTCCTCAAAGATAACAAGAATCGACCGTTCTCTAAGGCACTTAATAAGCTCATTTACGAGCCATGGGCGAGTGATAAGAGTAGTCCGCCAGCCCAAGTTCTCTGAATCCTCAGCCACATACTGCTCGTCATGGATTTGACGATTATATATCTTCTCATACCCCGCCTCTTTAAATACACCAAGCAACGTCATGGCATTCGGTATCTCCGGCCCGACCCAGGGCTCATTATAGAAATAAGCGGCCAGAAGACATTGAACGCCAAAATCCCTTTGATTGCCCCTGCCGTGATAAACTGCAACGACCCGCCCCGTGTTTCTGTTAAGCATCAATGCACCGTCACAGTCAAGCTTGCTCTTAACGTCTTGAACGTCCGAGAGCCGGTTCTCCATAGTATCTATGCCCAAAACATATTGCTCGCCCGCCCGTGGTAGTTCAGCTACCTTCCAGCAATTAAAAGACCTGTTGACGTCCTCAATACCGATATTGCTCGGAGTACCTGTAAACACGCAACAGCGGGGGTTCTTTGATGCCCTCACCTGTTGATAGTCTATCATTCCCTCTGTAAATACGGGATTCCCCGATGCCTGGAACGCTTCCTGCCACGTAGCGGGATATTCCTGCTTAAATAATGCTAAATCGCTTTGGCACTTGTTCTTAATCGCCCACCTTCGCCAGTTAATCTGGTCTAAAGTTAAATCATGTGCCCTCTGTATGGTTGTTTCTTCCTCGTCTAATACAAAGCCTCGTAGTGTTGGCTTGGAATAAGCCGGGAATATGAACCAGGGCAGAGAGATAGGCAGGAAGTTATTTAAGTCTTTTGTGTCCCGCCATGTCTCTACGGCTTCAACGAACATATCGTGGAATGCCCCACCAACGCCATTGGCGGTGCTCTCCAAGGCGATTATTGTATCGGGGTCATCCGGCACCTCTTGTAACGCCCCGCCTAATTGTTCTTTGGCGTTATTCCAGAAACCTACTTCTGTCGGGTGCAGGTAATGTGTTAAACCGCCACGACCAAGAACGTCCTTGCCCGCTGTTTGACATAGAAAGCTCGACATGTGCGGGGATGAATATACTATCTCATTCCTGTTAGAATAGTCTGTTTTTAGCTTTATATCGTCTGGTATTTTCTCTTGAAACAGTTTGGTCATCTTAAAAACTTTCTGCGTTGCGTCCGTATCTGCAGAACATACGCAGGCATATCTCATCGGTTTCCTGTTGATTTCCCAAAAGAACCGCCCCTCGAAATATGTCGATACTCCCTCCCGCCTTGCCTTAACAATAATAACACGCATCGGAAAACCTGCCTTGCGCTGGGCCTCAACAACCGCATGGACTTTTCTTTGAGCTATGTTCAAATCCAAAGGCACCATCTCGCCCTGCATATTGATAATAGACAGGTTCTTCTTCGCCCAACTATGAAGCGGCAGGGCATTTGCTATCTCAGGCATTGTAAGGGTCTGTTTCATTTGGCTATGGCGTCCGGCTTCTCCTGTTTACCCTCAAACATCTCGTCAATCTCTTTTTTGGTGTACTTGCGAACATTTACGGTGTGGACATACTTATCACTCCAGTTTTCATTGTCACGGTTCTTAAGCCAAAATATACAAGCTACTGTTTCTGGCGCATAATGCTTGATAATGTTTGTTTTCGTAATTGTTCCTTGATAATTTGTAATGTGCACTTCAGGATGAGAATAACCCAAAGCTCTCTGGTACAGGGATTGAACTACTTTCTGGTCTGCTACCTCTTTGCCCTTTTTTAAGGACTCAAAAAACTGTGGAAACTTCTTCTTCCAATTATTTATTGTTTGTTCTTCAACATCAAATACCTCAGCGATGTCTTTATCAGTAAACCCTTTCTCCGCAAGAACTAACGCTTGGTTTTCAAATTCCTTTTTATATTTTGTCGGTCTACCACCTGCCATCACTCAAACACCTGCTGTAGTTTATGCACATCACAATTTTGAAATATCTTCAGGCCGTCTAAAGCATTTTCTTTCGCTATTGTCTGGTCAGAGAATTTTATTGCACTGTCTTTGTCCGGGACTATTTCCTTCAGGTGCTTGCCGATTTCAGCCAAAAGCCCCTGAATTGCGTTTACATGAACTATATTTGTGTTATTTCCCGCCAATTGGTTCTCCATCAGTCCAAGGATAAACAGCTTCTTTTGGGTCATTATAATATGTTACAATCCAAGTTGCTGAATTTCTGGTTGAAGATGTTAACTCTAAACTTTTCGGCTCTCTCAATGCTTTCAGTGAATC